AGATACTCATCTCCATCAATCGTAAGTGTCCACTCCTGTACATAGCCTTCACCAAGCTGCTCAGTGTTAGCGAGCTGCTCTGCTGTGTGGGCATAGGACACAGTGCCATTACCATCAATGCTGGCAGTGACACCTGTCAATAAATCAGAGCCAGTAGGCTTTATGAGAGTATAGGTAGCTGCTGTGGGTATGAGCTGAGAGCCAGAGCGATAAATCTTTATCTCTGTGGTCTGAGCTTTACCACGTTCCAGTAACTCTACTGTTCTGATCTGTGCTGCGTAAGGGGTGGATGAAGACATCTATTATGCCTGCTGGAATACTACAGCCCAAGCTGAGCCATTACAAACTAATAGAGCTGCTTTACCTGCTGCCAGTCCAGCTCCACCAATGATAGGATTACCATCAGCATCTTGTAAAACAAAAGAGTGACCACTGGCAGCATCATTTTTAAACCAAAACCATACACCATCTTTCTTGGCTGGCACTTTGATAGTAGCAGATGAGCCTTTATTATTTGTGATGACTTGATACTGAGCATCTTTATAGTTTAAATCTTTGTCTGCTGTAATGGTCTCAATATTTACTCCACCAGGCTGTACGATATGTCTGGGGATTTTAAATTGTGCTGAGTCTGAAAAAGCCATGTTACTGTCCTCGTTTTTGTGCAGCTCTGTTTATATGAGAGACTACTATTTTTTTTGCTTGTTCGTGTGTCATTGTGCCTTTACTATGCTCAAGTAGTCTAGATGCTACTCTGTTTAAGGCTTCTCGTTTTTTATCTTCAGATGGCATAAGCATGTACTCCTTTATCCTCTACTCTCTGGATGGCTGCTTTTATCTGCTTATATTGAGCTTGTTTACTTTTCAGTCTAGCAGAGACTTCTGGTATATGCTGATCTCTTTCTAGTCTGCTCATTGCTCTGTCCATCTTGATCAGTTTAAGAGCTGCTATCTCTGGATGTGGTGGAGTAATAGCACCTTTCTGCATAAGCTCTAATCTCCACTGATCAAATCCATCTGCATCAAACTTTTGTATAACTCTTCTGCCTACCTTCTCAAAGCTGATCCACTTGCTGGTGTGGTAGTTACCTTTTTGAGCTGGATATATGCGCATGTAATCATGTTTACCAGCATCGAGTATTGTCCAGCCATGGTCCTGCAATTGTGTACGCATCAATCCACTGTCTATATGCTTCCCTACTTGCTTTGTACCATTCACACCTGCTACTTCTGGAATAGATGAGAGCATAGGTAACAATACAGGCACCTGCTTTCTCTTTCTGCTATCATCTGTGCTGGTGGTGGTCTCGAACAATCGAAGCTCCCAGTTTTCTGGATTGTGGGCTAGGAAATATCTAGCATTGCTTTTAAGTGGTAGTCTTGTTTGGGCTGTAGCTTGGGTCGACCAAGGCTGAGCCATGTCATCATAATTCATTGTAGTCTCCATAAATTATAGGGTGGGAGACTGCTCTGGAGACTACAGGTAGTGCAGTCCCCCACAAAACAGTCTATTTTATCGTGCTGAGAGTAGTTTTACACCTCGTGAATCTTCTATGATAGAGATACCGAGATAAGCATGTCCTACTACATAAGTGCTGCTCTTCATTGGATGGCGGTCGAACTCTACAACGACTTTACCCATCTCCATAAGATCAGATGCACCACGTACACCCATAGGTATGCCGTCAACAAATCCGAGTGCCATAGGTGAAATCATGTAGTTATCATAACCAGAAGAAGCATTTTGCTTTACAAGTGCTGAAGAGTATACATCTACACCGAACAATTGTCCTTTGTAGTTTTCTCCTTTTGCTGCAAGCATATCCATTGAGGATTGCATACGGCTGATTGCATTACCAGTCTCATTACGAAGTGAATCTTGTAGCTCTGTAAGAGCTTTGGGCGCAAGTACACATGCATAAGGACCTGGTGCACCACCAGCAGTACCAGTACCGAATCCAGCTTGCTCGAGCTCAAAGATAGCATCGAAAAAATCATCTACTGAGAGAGTAGTAGTATTAAGTCCAGCAGTAGTAGTAAATGATGCAGCAGCTTCTCCAGTCATCTCTGCAAATCGTGCCTCGTATGAGCCACTGATGCTACGAGCTAATCTGAAAGGGTCTATATCATTGGGGGTACCCAAGGATGTCATCCCAGCGAGATCAGAAATCTCGTAAATGATAAACTGACGTGCAGCTTGTATGTCTGCAGTCTGAATAGTAAGGTCTGTGGTGTTAGATGATTCGTCTGATATTTCAGATGCAGCAGCTGCCATAGAATCAAATCCATCTAGTCCAGCCAGACGTACTCGTACTGTGTCTGAGCCTAAGCCATTGATGGAGCCTTGGTAGCTCAAAAGTCCAGAGTTACGAAGGTTGGCAGCATCTTTAAGAAGAAGGTTGACTTCTTGGCTGATCATCTGAGAGAGACGAATGCCATTACTCGCTAAATTGCTATTGCGAATAGGTTTTACTGTGGCCATTGGGGCCTCCTATAAGTGTGGGGGGTTGTTCGTTATTTTGTCTCTGTGGGCATCTGCTGTTAACGGTTGCGAACCTACCACTATATGTCTCATGTAGTATATCACTATATTGGGCTATCATGCAAAAAAGTTATACACAGGTTATTCATAGGCTGTGAATAACTTGTGTATAACTTTATTCATAGGTTATTCATAGGCTGTGAATAACTTGTGTATAACCTGTGTATAACTTTAAAAAGAGAGCCCACAGTATCTCTACAGTGGGCTCATGCGTAGGAGAATATAAAAAACTAGGAGCTCTTAGTACCAGTACCAAATCATAATGCCATCTCCATCAGAGAGAGCTGCACCGAATGTAAGACGAGCCACACCAGCAGCTCCACCATTGGCAGAAACTTGGAACTCATCATTATCTCCAGCAGTATCGCCCAATGCAGTCATGTTACGCAGAGACAAACCATTTTTAAAGACAAGTACAGAGTTAACAGCTCCAGATGGAAGAGTCTGACCCAAGTCTATGGTAGTGGTGGAGCCACCAGAAATCTCTGCACCTTCCTGTGCAAAAGTAATACCCAGCTTGGCAGCAGTAACAGAAGAGTCTGCCAGCTTGGCACTGGTGACAGATGTAGCAGCCAGAGCAGATGTACCTACAGCACCTGCTGAGATTTTAGCAGATGTAACAGATGCAGATGCGAGCTTGTCTGCATCTACAGCAGCATTAGCTATCTTGGCAGTGGTAACAGCTAAGTCATTGATTTTAGCAGTCTCTACAGCAGAAGCACCCAGCTTAGCAGCAGTAACAGCAGCATCATTAATCTTGGCTGTCTCTACTGCAGAGGCACCGAGCTTGGCTGCTGTAATCGCTGAGTCTTGAATCTTGGCAGTAGCTACAGAATCATCTGACAGCTTGGCACTGGTGATAGCAGCATCAGCCAGAGCAGCAGTACCTACAGAGCCATCTATAAGCTCATTAGCACCGACAGAATCGTCTGCCATCTTGGCATTACTAATAGCATTGTCTGCAATCTTGGCAGATAGTACAGCAGCATCAGCAATCTTGGCACTGGTGACAGCAGCATCATTTAATTTAGCTGTGGTCACTCCAGAGTCTGCTATGGACAAATCATTTCCATCTTTAGCAAGTCCGCCAGATACGGTTATCTGCCCAGTACCAGTAAATCTTTGGAATGAGATAGAAGTGGAGCCCAATGTAACAGAATCATTAGAGCATACATAACCTTGCTCTGCATAGGTACCTTGCAATACAAAAAGGAATGCACCAGGGAAATCTGAGCCAGCATCCATATCCGAAGATCGAGAAGCAGAGCTACCAGATGAAGAGTAAACATACACACCATTTTCTGTAGCATCTGACTGATTAAGGAGTAAGAAGCGGTCTCCATTACTCATAGCCACAGAATCAATGTTAGCTGGAAGATTAGTAATGTCTACATTGCTCTCTGTGGCTACTTTTACATTGTCCTTTACAGACAATCCAGCAGCTACATTATCAACATAGCTCTTATTGGGTACATCGTTGGCATTGGATGGAGTGCCTACCTGCAGAACACCAGATGAAAAGTCATAAGTGTCTGTAAGGTCAAGTTTAGAAGCATCTACAGCATTAGCAGCAATCTTACCAGTAGTAACAGCCAAATCATTGATTTTAGCAGTCTCTACAGCAGAAGAGGCAATCTTAGCAGCAGTAACAGCTAAGTCATTGAGCTTGGCAGTGGTAACAGCCAGAGAGCCAAGTGCAGTAGCATCTACAGCTCCAGCACCAATCTTAGCACTGGTGACAGCATCATCAGCAATCTTGGCAGTCTCTACAGCAGCAGCACCCAGCTTTACAGCAGTAACAGCTCCATCATTAAGAGCTGCAGTAAGTACAGCAGATGTACCGAGCTTGCCAGATGTAATGGCAGCATCTTGTATTTTTACAGTGGTAATAGCATCAGAAGCAATCTTAGCAGCTACAATCGCTGCATCGATAATCTGATCGCCTTTAATTTGAACAGAACCCATAGGTCTTTATCTCCAATAAATAATAAACATGTTTACTTGTAGTCTCCAGTAAATCTTAAACTTCTTCTAGAATAACATGGCACTTTACATTACCACTGCTGGATTGCACAAAGATAGAAGAAGCTCTGTTCTTGCCCTTCCCCAGCTTGATAATGAGAAAGTTACTAGCTGGTATAAACGCATTATCGTCTGTGTCTATATCATCACCTTCTGTATATCCATTTTGAGCCATATAAATCTTGGTACCCTCACATCCGATAGACACTTGATTGGCAGCACTGGGTAGCTGTATCTCTGTACATGCGTTGTCTGCTATGGTAAATGTTTTAAATGCTGGATACACGTTTAAACTCCGTAAATCTTGAGCCATAACAGTCTCCCTATGACGTTGGAATGTAGTCTACTGTCAAAAAATCACCCACCTGTGGTGTAAACAGCAGATTTATCTGTGTCTGATTGGGCTCTGTAAAATGGTCACTCTTTACCTGTCTGATGCCATTATAGTACACTCTTATACTACCTGTCTGATAATTTTCTGGTATGTTAAAAGTGGTCTTACTACCGTCTATTTGGCTGGTTAGGTCTGCCTGTTCCATATCTGAGCCTACTCCATCTGGTATAATAAATGCGAATCTAAAAGCCATAATCTTTAAACCTGTCTTCTATTGCGATTCTTCCATGCAGATACCACCTTGTCTCTATTCTGAGCATAAAATTCTGGGTCTCTCAGAGCTCTGTCCATAAAGTCTGCACTCTCTGGTGTGGGCATCGCTTGAGCATTCGCTCGTGGGGCTCTGGCTTGTTCCAATGATGCAAGCTGAGAGTAAGTATCTGCTGGTGGCATCTCTGTTACATTGGTCTGTGTCTCTGCAGCTTGAGCTGGAGTATCATCTACCATCTTGAGAGCTTGTAGGTGTGGTCTGATGGTTATTGGTGCTGTGTCTGGATTGTCCACCACACTGTCTAGCCATTCCGATAAAGTCTTCTTATCTTTATCTGCTGCATTCTTCTGGCTTCTTTCATAGGACCACTCGATTGCCTCTACCAGGTCTGGGTCTGTAAGTCCATGCTTACTTATGCTCTGATATCGATTGAATCTGTTTTCACTGGTCTGTAGCTTGGTCTGCATCTCTGCCAGCTGCTGGTTTAAAATGTCCACAGAGCTCATAGCCTTCTCTGCCTTCTCCAGCCTTCTCTCAGCTTCTGCCAGTGCATGCTCTGCACTAGTGGCTCGTGCTGCTACTTTGCCTATTCGCTCTTTTATGATGCTCTCTATATCCTGCTTTAAGACATAGGTTTTACCATCGTGTTCTATCTCGTTCATTGTGTAGTCTCCTTGGGGGTTATAGGTATTGTGCTCTTTCAGCTCTTATTCTCTCCAGCTCTCTTTTGGCTTCCATCATGTCCATGTCTGGGTGCATCATGAGCATAGCATCCACTGGTGATATAAGTCCTGCAGTCATCTTGGCGAGTATATCCTCTCTCTGTGCTCTCATCTCCTCTGGAGATAGTGCCAGTGGAGTGTATTGTACTCTGTATCCTGTCTCTGGTAATGATGCACTCAAATAACGATTAGCCAGCATGGCACTTTTAGCCATCATCTCCTCATCTGCTCGTCTAAATATCGGTGCATAACGTCTCTGTGCTTCTCTCTGTCCATCTCTAGAGATAGACAAAGCATATCCGCTTCTTGGGTCTCCACTCTGTCTCAGTACCTCACTGGAGATACCTGCTGCTGTGGCTACTCTGTATTCGTACTTGCTGATGCTGTCCAGTAGCTTCTCTGGATCTGCATAGCTAAAGCTGCCTATCATTGGCTGCCCACTGGCATCTGGGTCCCCTTGAAACATCAGAATGCTAGAAGGGTCTGTGGATATAGCTGATCTTCTGCCCAGTAAATCATTATCGAGCTGAGACAATCCAGCTAGAGAGAGACCTGCTACATATTTCTGTGGCCAGCTATTGTCTCTGACACAGTGAACATAAAACGAAAAGAGCACAGCAGCAGTAAGAGAACCATAAGCGAGCTGGGCTGCATCGAAGGCATTAAACAGATGTCCTGTCTTTTCAGCATGGTACAGAACCACTGGCAGAAATGGTGTACCATCTGCAGCTCTGTAGGGGTATGCTTCTCCCTGCATGGTAGGATGTCCCATATAAATCTCAGACATGTCCTTACCTATCGAGCCATCTGGATTGGCAGCAAACATACCAAACAGTGGATTATTCTCATCTCTGATATCGAGGATGTCATATACCCATATTGGCTCTGCTGAATCTGGATTCATTCGTACACGCAGCTCTTGATAATACAGTGGTACATCTGGTGCATCCTCAGAAGCTGCTGCCACTACAAAGTCTGGAGTAACTGATCTGTAGCAGAGACCTGGTACTCTAGATATTCCATTCTCAGCATGTGGAGCTACATCCACTCGTACAAACATCTCTCTAATGCCCAGTGTCATCTGCTGGACACGTTGCATAAGCTGGAAATAGCCAGCAGTGGTGACATACCCTTCTCTGCCTACCAGCTCTGAGATGTCTCCTTCATTGGATACCTTGGGCTGAGAATGGTACAGCATAGCGAGCTGTCTAGTAACCTGCTCAATTGCACAGCTAGACATGTCACTGGGTCCGAGTGCATCACGTCTGTCTGTGGGCAGATGTCGTAGCAGCTCTTCTTCTAAGTCTTGCTCCCACAGTCCAGTAAGTAATCTTCTTCTCAGTGCTGAGTGTCGCCATCTCTCTTCATCTGCTGTAGTGGGGCCTGTTGGCTTGGGGGGAAAATTATCATACATTAGTACACCTTAATCTGCTGTGGTATTATTGGGTTAGTATCTAGCAGTGGTAATAACCCATAACGCAGTGCATCTATACAATGTCCATACGGGTCTCTACTTCGTGCTGATTGTGTTCTTTTCATTGTCCAGCTTTGGATACTCTTTACTGTCTGTGTGCATTCTGGTCTAATCCAGAAGTGTCTCCTGCTCATTATAGCATGTAAAATACTGGCACCTACATATACTGAGTGTCTACCTTTACGAGCTCGTCTTACTGTAAATGGAAGATTACGTGGTGGATAGCCTAAGATACTCTCTAGTGCTCTCATCAGCATTATGTTACTCATTCTGTACTGGTCTCTGCCTCTGTGCTCACCATCTCCTGTCCACTTGCAGAGCTTTGGATCTACACCATGCTTTCTCAGCATCTCTAAGATGGCTTGGGCATGGTGCTCTGGTGGAGCTTGTCCACTGGTGTACTCACCAAGTACATATACTCGAGGATGCTGTGCATCTCTCATATCCACACAGGAGAGTATTGCCACTTGCGAGCCAGGATTACTACCATGGTCTATACCTACACAAAATCTATAGTCTCCACCTTTCGGTACTGGCTGTGCTGATATCATCTCTTCTTCAAAATTCTCGAACACTACACCTATTGGTGCCACATCAAAAGAGCCATTGATACGAGCTTCTCTGTCATATGGCAGATATGCTTCTGTAATCTTGTCTATCTGTTCTTGGTCCAGCAGAAAGCCTTCTGGCAGTCCCAGTGGAGTAGTAGCCTCTACTGTAAGTGGTGCTCTGTGTGCTGATATCAGTCCCTTCTCTATCATCTCTTTTATATAAGTAACGTCTACTCCACCCACTGGTGTAAGAGATATGGCCACAGTACCTCTTTTGCCACCAGCTCCACCTCTAGATGTTCTGGCTACAAGCTCGTTAAAGGTGCTCTGATCTACAGGCTCATCTATACAGACTAGATTAGCTGTGGCAGATGCCAATCCAAGTCCTTGGTTGGCTGTCTTTATTCTTATGATGCTACCATTGCGAAATTTTACCAGTGGAGCCAATCCTCTGAATCCCTTACCTCTTACAAATTCGCAAGTAGGGTCCAGCTCTGCTTTGGGTATCATGTCGTACAGCTTCTGCTGGATAGTCCTGCTCTGCTCATGACTGTGTGTGATGAGCCATGCTTCTATTGGTGGTGGGTCTGTTTTATAGTACGGATGTCTGCCAAGGCAGTGATACAGCAGCAGAGCACATGTAGCAAGGGTTTTACCGACTTGATTACCACCAATAAGAGCTTTAATTGGTGCCTTGTCTGCTAGGTACTTCTGCTGTGGTGGAGTAGGGGAAAAGTAGCGCAGTGGGTCATGCTCTGCCTTCTTCCTCAGCCAAGATAGTCTCTGTGCCATGCCACATAAGCTGCTCATTTACGTCTCCAAAAGAGCTCATAACACAGACTACCTTCTGTGGTGTGGTCTTTACAGTATTCTATCATGCTGATAGTGTTGGCTATGTTACTGATCTGCTCACATGTCTGTCCAGATGTCTGACTGTCTATGCCTCTGGAATATATCAAGCATGTAAGCTCTCTGCACAATAGTCTATTCTCTGCATCTGTTATCTGCTCTGGCTTGCAGATGTCTTTGATAATGTCCAAGTCTGTTAGCTGTTTTATGACCTCTTGCTGGGCTTGGCTCGTCTTATCGTCTGTGGGCTTCTTACTGGCATTCATGGCAAAAAAGGTACCACCAGCACCGAGTATCAATCCACCAATAAGTAATCCTATCTCTATCATCTTTTGCTCTGGTTTCTGATGTTTATGTTCTGGATGCATTGTTTAAAGCTCTCCTCATCAAAAGAGCAGACAAACATTATCTCGTCTGTGGGTAATGCACCATCTTTTA